CATATAAATCCAAAGTTTGTAATTGTGATACATTTTCAAATTCATTTAAATTTTCTTTATCTACAAATTTTACTTTTATAGAAGGCATATCTTTTGCTAGATTTTTTAAGTATTTGTTTCCTGCTTCTCTTAGCTTATCTACTGTATTTATATCTTTGTTTTCACTAAAATCTACACCTATTACTTTTTTTACCTTTGCATTTTCATGTCCTTCTATATATAAATACTTCTCAGGTAATTCTAAGATTTCTTTATTAATCTGTGTTTCAGAGTTTATCCCTTCACTAAATTGGACATATGGATATATTCCTGTTATAACTTCTTTTCCATCTTCAAAATTTAAATCAAGTAAATTTTTCTTATATGATATTAGTATGTTATTATCATACCCTACATTTTGAAGTATTGATATTTTAAAGTTATCCCTTACAATATTTGCTCCATTTCCAAATGTATCTATTATACTCCCTCTTATTCCTCCTAATGCACTTAATACATCAACTCTCTCAACTGTAAAATCAGCTGAATGAGTAATATCTGTTTCAAATATAAAAGAGTTTTCTAATGCCATACTTTTAGCCATCGTATTTAAAGCTGTCATACAACTAACATTTTTTAAATTAACAATAGGTATAAAGTTATTTCTTAAGTCGAAACTAATATGATTAGCATAAGCTATAATAGTGTTATTTAAAGATTTTTTTATATTATATACTCTAAATAATTGATTTTTAAATCTTTTTCCCGCATCAGCTTTTATTAAATTTCCTTTAATTATTTTATCTGATAATCTAGATTTTGATTTATATTCTAGCTCTAAATCATATTGTCCATTTCTTTCATGAACAACTCTACATTTGATAATATCTTTTAATAGACCCTCTCCATTATGATTAAACTTGGTTTCATTGTGTTTATATAATCTTGGTATCATAACTTAATTTTCTCTCCAATTAGGTATAATTTCTATTTTTGATATATTTCCTATCCAACTTATCTGATTTTTCCCTTCCTTAAGAACTGGAAAATCAGAGTACATTTTATCATTTTCATATTTTATAACTCCATCAACTAGTTTAAAACATTCCATTTCTTCGCTATCAACTTCTATATACTCTGATATCTCTTTAATTATCAAATTCTCATTATTAATACTAATTGTTACATCTCCATTGCCATATATTTTAAACTTTGGATTTGATTGGCTGTATTGATTGTATATTAATGAATCATTTTTTATTATTTCTATAATTGAGTTATCTCTTGTCTTTGTATATGGTTTACAACTAAAATATATAACTCCAACTCCTAGAGCTTCTATAACTTCATCTAGCTCTATTTTATTTATACATATGGCTTCATATATTGTATCTAAATCATCACTAAATATAAGTTCTTTATATGTCTTATCTTTATGTAACCATTTTTTTATTTTTTTAGATAATATATTAATTTCTTCTGTACTATCAGCATTTAATGCAATTTCAACCTTTATATTCTTATTAGATTGTGCCTTTTCTGATATATGGCCACCATCTTTACCTGGTACAGGAGTGATTTCTATATTTCTTTCAGCAGAATTTAATCTATCATCTTCAATTTTTATAATTTTAAAATCTAAAGAAGATATACCATTAAATATAAAGTATGGTATATCTTCTTGTTTCATATAAATATTCATGTTATCACCATGCTTAAGCTAAATTTATCTTTCTATTTATTAAAAATCCAAATTCTTCTGCTAGTTGTTCTATATCATTATCAGTTCTATTTTCAAATTTCTCTATATTCAAAGTCACATTTACTTCTATTTTCTTATTATCTTCTCTTTCTTTAACCTTACTAGGCGTTTCTATATCTAAATTTATCGTTGAAGGTATAGACTGTCTTATTTGATTAGCTAAATTCATACTTCTTACATCATTAAAAGCTTGCATTATATTATAATCCCTATCACTCATGTAAGAAATATTTTTTGGAGTTTTATCCTCTATAGGTATATTATTCAAAGAAAAAGTAGATGCTGCATTTTTTACAGATTGTATTTTATTTAATGCTGCTTGATATCCACTAACCTTTATTTCAACTGTTCCAGTTATTTTCGAACTTAGAGCATCTCTAATTTTCTTCCAATATCCCTTAATCTTAGATGCCATCTGAGAACATGAATTTGTTGTTCCGTTATATAAATCACTAAAATGTTGTTTTCCTTGGCTTGCAAGCTTTGAAAAGCTATTATTCATACCATTATATATATCTGAACCAGCTTGTTTCATTGATTGAACTGATTTAGACATATTACTTTGAACGTCTTTTGGTATTTTCCCACTCTCATTAAATACAACTTGAGATGCCTGTTGCATACCATCTGAAACACCTTTGGCTCCCTCTTTAGCTCCGCTAGTCATATCTTTAGCCATTTTATCTACATTTTGCTTAGCTTTATCCGCCGTACTTTTACTTTTAGTATTAGTATCTTGTTCTATTTGGCTCCAATACTGGCTTGATTCCTCTCTCAATTGGTTTATAAGTTGTCCAGCATCAAGTTTCATGTTTGAAATATTATTAACTATAGCATTTTTCATTTGATCTGTACTCATAGATCCATCAAGTTTAATTCCCTCAAAAGCTTGTTTCCAAGTTCCACCCATTTCTGTAAGTTTTGTTAAAGTTTCTTGATTAATATTACTTAATCCATTAACTACACTTGTAACTGCTCCATCAATACCAAATTGACTAGCTGTTGCAAAATCATTAAATACATCTGTGGCAGTTTGTCTTAACACATCACCATTAAGTGCCATGTTATTATTAATAATTTGCATACCTTTATTTAAATCTTCATTTAATTTAGTAGTTGTAAATTCACCACTAAGAGCCATGCTTTCAAGGTTAGCTTTAAATTTTTCGGTAGCTTCTTTATTATCCATTTTAGTGCTTATGCCTTCAAATAATACTGCCATAGTATCAGAAGTACCTCTTAATATAGTTAAAGAATCTTCATCAAGTTTTTTAAGGCCTCCAGCAAATTCAGTTGCCATTTTACCAGCATTTTCTTTTGTTAAATTTGGAAGTTGTTCTAATCCCATTTTAAATATATTGTTAATATCTGCTATTTCTTCACTTGAAGTTTTCTTTAAAATGTCCATAGAATACCCTATATCTTGATTAATCTTAGATACAGCTACAGCTGTGTTATTCTCTATTTTAGCCCATCCTTCTGCCCATATATTAGGTATCTCATTCCACTCACCTTTAAAGAAAGCAATAGCTATTTTACCAAGTGTTAAAAGTAATATACCTATATTTCCAAGGGTCAATTGAGCAACTCCTTGAAGTGTATAAAATATAGAACCCACAGCAGCTCCAAATACTCCAAATTGATTTTCTAAAGATACAATAGTTTCTTTAGTTGTCAAAAATGATGCTATTAAGGCAGCAATAGCCGCTGCTATAGCTATCGCAGGAGCAGTTATTGTTCCTAGTGCAGCAACAAAAGGACCTATAATTACCCAAACTGAATTAATTGCTAATTCAAATCCTGCTACAGCAGTTCCCGCTATTGCTAAAGGTGAAATTATAGCTAGTATAGCTGGTACTAAAAAAGCAATTATAGATATAAACTTTGCTAACTCTGGATGTGCTTCATTAAATTTAATCATCATATCTGCAACCGCACTAGCAATTTCTAAACATCCCCGCAAAAACTCTCCTGCAACCTCAATTAACGGTTTAAAAGCTTCTTTTAGCTTTTCCATCGTATCATCTTTTAATTTTTTTAAGCTTTCATCAGTTTCTAAAGCTAAATCAAATAACTTTTTATAAAACATTCCAGCTGATGCAACTAAACCTACAAATAGTAATTGCCATGTCATAATATTTTGAGAGTAACTCATTGCTAAGCGATTTGCTTTTGCTAAGTCATCTCCAGCCTCTCTAATTGCAATCTTATTAACAGACCAGCCTTTTATTTGTTTTTCTATATGACCAACTATTTTTCTATTTAACGAACTTACTTTAGCTAGTTTGCCCCCACTATCTTGTATCAATCTATTCATCATTTCCATTTGACCTATAGTTTTTGGAGTTGCAAGAAATTCTTTCGGAGTAACTCCTGCTCTTTGAAGTGCTTCCATATGTTTATTTGTTTTTTCAGTAGCATCTCCTAGTAATGACATTCTCCTAGCATTAAGCTTTATAGCTCCAGCTTGAGCCTGTAATTTAGAACTATTTTGATTAGTCATATCATACATATAAACAGCTTTAAATGTTGCATCATCTAACCCTAAAGCATAATCTGTTATAGCTTTTTGAGCTTCTGCAACTTCTTGAGAATGAACTCCAAAAGCTCTTTTACACCTTCTTAGTTCTCTTTCAAGCTCAATTAAGTGTTTTGCAGCCTCTCTTGTACCTTCAGAAACATCTTGGCTTAATACCTTAGCAAATCTACTACTTACTTTATCAAACTTACCAAATGTCTTACTTGTGTTGTTAACACCCTTATCTATTTCTTCAAAGGATTTTTTTACTTTTTTACCACTATCTGATACGCCTTTTTCTGTAATTAACATATCACTTTTAATTTTTTTAGAAACCTGTTCAGATGCTCTTTTAAGATGATCCATACCCTTTGATACTTGTTTCATTGAGAAATCTATACCTTTTGCGCTTACACCTATTTGACTATTTGCTTTTTCAACTGAACTTGAAGCCTCTTCCATTTCATTATTAAAAGCACTTCCAACACCTTTACTAGCTTTTTCTATATTTTCAAAGTGCTTCTCAATATTTTTAGCAGTCTTAGATGTTTTTTCATCAGCTTTTTTTAATCCATCTTCAAGCTCACTTAAATCAACTGTAATTTTTGCAGAAATATCTCCAGCATTTATACTCATCTTGCACCTCCTCTCTCTTTAGCAAACTCTTGAAATGTTCGTCTTTTAGTAGTTTTTTCATCTAAAAACTTAGGTTTCATACCTTGGCTAAGCATACTTTCAATATAGCAAAAAGTTTCATCAAAGCAATAAGCTGTATATTCATCCTTTATACCTATTATTTCACTAGCACTTTTGCTGTAAATTCTCGACTGATTCAGTATGCTTAATATGTGGCTGCTGCATACGAAATTTTTCTAACTCTTTTAAACCTCCTTGCACATAAGTAAATATTTCTATTAACTGGTCATCATTTAAGTTTAATCCAAAACTTTCTATATCATCAACTGATGGTTCAATTAAACACTCTTTAGCTATTATGGTCATTATATCTATTAATTGTGTAAATTCCTTTATATCATCAACTTTGCTTTTTTTCTTTGAATTATTTCCTCCAAATAGCTCACTAGCTTTAGTCAACAATGTATTTGGTATATTGCCATTTTTGACAAGAGACATAATAGAAGGCCTCTTAACTCTTACAACAAAATCTTCACCCTCTATAAATCCAGTTATTGAAATCAATTCTCCTTCTGCAAACCTTTTTAATTGTTCTAAACTTGTTACTTGCAAGTTTTCCATAATAAAACCTTCCTTTCAACTAATATTACGTATAAAAAAAGCTCCTATTAATATCGGAGCTTTTACTCTACAACTGTAATTTCATAAGGTGACTGTCCAGCCGATGGAGCTGTCATTATTTCATACTCAGCTACAAAGAATTCATTATCTTTAAATGACGGCTTAACAGGCTTACCTTTTCCATTTGGGAATGTCCATTTAATTTGCTTTACAAAATCACCAGCTTCATCATATTCATCAGTATAAATATTAACATCAAACTTAGGTTGTGCTATCTTTTCACCTGCTGCTGGCGCTGAATACTTTTTAAAAGTACCTGTATCTCCTTCACTTAGCGTTATGCTTCCACCTTGAAGTGCTTTTAGAACTTCTGGAGCACATGAGTTGTCTTTAAATGTAAGTTTAACACCTGTTATAACATCCTCTGCTCTTTTCTGAGCTTTTAAAACTCCTTTTATTACTTGTTGAACACTTTCTCCTTCAGATATTTGAACCTCCATCTCTACCTCACTTGCAGTATTCCATTCTAAAGTTTTTTGAGATCCATCTTTTAAAACTAATTCTACTTTCGTTACATCTATAAGATCCATAACCTCACATTGAACTGTTTGAGGTAAACTTTTTGAGCTTATTTCTTTTGGCTTAGTCAAATTATTTCACCTTCCTTTTATATACTTGATATGTAAATGATTGAGTATAAGCTTTTTTATCGTCATCAATTACTATAGGAGTATCAGTATTTGTATATTTTAAATTCTTAATTTTCTTCAAAGCTTGTTTAACTTTATTTGCATATGGTTCTACTTTGCTGTACGCTCCGATAGGATAATAAATAATAATATCTATTATGTCGTACTTTAATCCAACACTAAATGGGTTAGTTCCTGCATTACTTATTACAACGTAAGGATTATTACATTCTCCATTGTGTTGGCCTATACTATACGGCTTAATATTTGCATCTACTAAAGTATCATAAATTTTTTCATACATCATTATCCTTTAATCAACACCTCAATGCCTCTTATTATATTTGGAGTAGTTTGAATTAATGTTGGTCTTAATATCGCATATCTTTTTTCATGACATAGTTCTAAATATTTAAAATAATAGGTATTTCCAGAAACTCCTACAACAAGTTTTGAAGGAGTTTCCCATCTAGAAAAACCTTTAATAGTTGTATGAGCTAGTGAAGTTCTTGGAGTCCATACAAAATTCCTTTTTGCATAAACTTCCATTTCTTTAGAGGCAGTATCTCCATATATCTCTAAAGCCTCCTTAATCTTATCTCCTACACCTTTAAAATCCACATTGTTATATACTGGCATCATCTTTCACCATTAACACATTTATAGCTGCATCAAACTGCATTATATTCTCAACATCTTTTACAACATACGTTCCAAAATCAAATTCTACTAAATCATCATCTTTTATTAATACTGTATTCTCATCAAATAGCATGAGTAAAAACTCATTTTGCATACGTTTAACAGTTCCTGATATTTCAGTAGATGTTATTGATCCATAACTTGATTTTCCTTTTCTATAATAATAGCCTTCCACATCAAATAAATATTCTTTACCAAGAGGTTCCCCTCTCTTATCAGTGGTTTTACGATATACTTTTCCTTTGGTAGGAATCTTTTTAATCATTTTTTTTATTTTCGTTTTTATGATTGCTTTATTAATCATAGTATAAAGCTCCTTTTTTTAGGTTTGTACATAGCTGCTAATCTTAACCAATATTCACTATTATCAGCTAGTTGTAATCCTCCAGGTAATCCAGTAGATTCATTTTCTGATTTTATAATTAAACACTCATATGCTGTTTTATTTAAATCAAAGTTATTTCTTTTTAAGTAATAGCTCAATTCTTCATCAGAAAAAAGTGGATATTCATTTTCTCTAAGAATAAGTTTTAGCTCTTGTAGTTTTTCCATATTATCACCTATAAAAAAGAGACTAAGTATTAACTTAATCTCTCTATTAATTCATGTTTATTTAGTTTTGAATAGCCTTCTATTTTTCTATCTTTAGCTATTTTCTTAAGTTCCTCTAGCGTTATTAAGTTTAAATCAACTTCTTCACTAAGTGTTTCTTCTAATTTTTCAGATTCTTCACTATCTATTTCAATATGTACGTCTTCGCCCTTAGTTTTCATAAGGGCCTTAGCTGGGTTTAACTGTAGCTATTACTATTTCATCAGCTCTTTCAAATGATGGTAAAGCTATCATAGAAACCTTAGTGTTAACATTAACTGGATCTGTAGCCTTAATTGTTGTGATTGCTATTCCTTGTTTAACTATCACAACATTTGCATCGCTAAATCCACCTATCAAGTCTGATTCTTCTGGTGTAGTACCTAACCAAGTATTCCCTAAATTACCATCTGGTAATAACGTAAATACATCATCTTTAAAATAACTAGTAGTAACACCTGCTTCTGATTTATATTTCTTAGAATATATTTCTATAACTAAGTTTAATTCTTCTTCTACGAATTTTTTTACTTTTGCTTTAGTTATAGCAACTCCTGCATTTATACCTTTTATAGCAGCTATTATACCTTCATTCTTTATTAAATAA